AATGTTGAGTTGTAAGCCTGTACGTCCGTTCCGATTGCAAGTCCTAGGGCTGTACGAGCATCTGATGTTGATGTTGAACCAGTACCACCGTTTGCAACTGCGATTGCAGTTCCGTTCCAAGTACCTGCTGTAACTGTGCCGACTGTTGCAATGCTGTCGTCTCCAGTGTAAGTTCCACCAGCGACTGCTGCTAATGTTGAGTTGTAAGCCTGTACGTCCGTTCCGATTGCAAGTCCTAGGGCTGTACGAGCATCTGATGTTGATGTTGAACCAGTACCACCGTTTGCAACTGCGATTGCAGTTCCGTTCCAAGTACCTGTAGCAATTGTTCCTACTGATGTAAGAGATGATCCTGTAATTCCAGAACCTAATGCTGTTCCAGAAAGTACTGATGTTCCATTAATTTTAAGTTCTTTTGTTGATGCTAGGTTAATATGCTCTGAAGATGTCCAAGCGTCTGTGGCGTCAACCCAATTAAAAGTTTTGTCTGTAGTTCCCTTAAGGGTAATTCCGCCACCATCTGCACCTGCATCAGTTGGGGTTGTTACTGCACCAAGTGTAAGGTTCTTATCATCAACTGTAATTTCTGTTGAGTTAATTGTAGTTGTTGTACCATTAACTGTTAGGTCCCCTGAAAGAACCAAAGATGTACCAGTTGCAGCACCAATGTTTGGTGTTACAAGTGTTGGTGTGTTAGCAAAAACAAGTGCTCCAGTACCAGTCTCATCAGAGATTACTCCAGCGAGTTCTGCTGAAGTAGTTGCAGCAAAAGCATCTAATTTGTTATTTGTAAGAGCAACAGTTCCTGATGCATCTGGCAAAGTGATTGTGCGGTCTGCTGTAGGATCAGTTACTGTAATAGTTGTTTCATGAGCATCAGCAGTTGCACCTTCAAGAACGATTGAGCCATCTGAAAGTGTAAGTCCTGAAACTACTGGGCTTGTAAGTGTCTTATTTGTAAGAGTCTGTGTATTTGTTGTTCCAACTACTGCGCCAGTTGCACCGTGTGCTTCTGTTGCGCCTGTGTGAGTTGTAAGATCTGAAGAAGTAGCCTTAGCATCTAACTGAGTTTGAATTGCTGAGGTTACACCATCAACATAGTTAAGTTCTGTTGTAGAAAGAGTTGCTCCATCTAGAATATTTAATTCTGTAGATGTTGCTAATAGTTCTACATTTTCGTTAATTTTAGGAGATGTAAGAGTCTTATTTGTAAGAGTGTCTGTTGTTGCTTTTCCAACAAGTGTGTCTGTTGCATCTGGTAATGTTACTGTACGATCTTCTGTAGGCTCTCCTGCTACAAGTGTAGTCTCATATGAATCTGCAACTGCGCCTTCAAATACGATGCTTGCATCAGATAAATATAATCCAGAAATTGTTGGGCTTGTTAAAGTCTTGTTTGTTAGTGTATTTGTTGAATCTGCCAATACTACTGTACCAGTAGCATCTGGGAATGTAATTGTTCTATCTGCTGTTGGATCTGTAAATACTACAGTTGTTTCATTTGTATTATCTGTTACGCCTTCTATAATAAATCCTGGACCTAGAATTAATGCATTTCCGCTTGCATCCATTTCTACTAGCCCGCCTTTTACTCCTACGTCTGTTGTTGGGACATAGTCTCCAAGGGAGCTTGCTAATCCTGCTGGGGTAACATTAGAATATGATGAAATGCTGTTCCATGCTGTTCCAACAGTTGGGGCATTTACTGCAGGACCAATTTTAAATTTACCTGTGTCTGTTTCTATTCCCATTTCACCTGGATATAGTAGTGGATTATTTGTTGTCCAGTTACTTGCGGTGTCTCTTCTTAATTGAATTCTAATTGCCATTTTATGCTGTTCCCCCATCTATTGAATCATTAAATTCTGTTGTTGCTCCCCCGCCATTTATTGAAACTACATAGTCATTATTTGCTGCGTAATTTCCATAATCAACGGTTCTAATATCACCATCTGTGTAGTGTGTATGGCCCAAAATTGCTTTTGGGCCAGCCACATCATACCAAACTTCTCCGTTATATGCCTTAATAGTTCTTTCTTCTGTATTATAATACATTTGACCAGTTATTGGATTAGCTGGCGGTGTAGCCATATTAACCAATACTATCGGAGTTAAGAACTTTTTGGCCATGTTTTATGCCTGTACTACTACTCTGTATGTTTCTCCTGAAACAGGAGCTACAGCAAATCCGATTGTTACAGCGGATGTAGTTATTCTTGTAATGTCTGTCTCAACCTTAGCACCTGTTGCAACTTCATACACAGAAACTTGAATATCTAATGTATCAAGACCATGTGTAATTGCAAATTCTGTTGCGCTAAATGGGTTTGTTGGTGTAATAGTAGTTGCATACTTTCGTACAACAACTGCTGTATTAATTGCTACATCATCAGCATTTACAGTAATACCAGTTCCAGCGCCAACATTGAATGTTGTTCCAGACTGTGTAAGACCAGCACCTGCTGTGTATGCTCCAGCTCCAGAGAACTGTGTAAATGTTAAGGCTGTTGTGCCTAGTGTTACTGTGTCATCTGTTGTGAGGACATAACCAGTGTTTCCATTAGTCGTACCTTCTGATACAAATGTAAACATTCCTGCTGTAACTTTTGCGCTTGTATCTGCATCCGTTGCACGATCTGGTGCTCCAGAAGACTTAACAACGTAAATACCGTTTTCAGAACCAGTTGATTGATTCTTAACAAGTACACGGTCACCAGTTGCAAGAGTTACTCCGTCAAGAGTATCTCCATTTTCAAGTGCTGAAGCTAATGTTAATGATTCAGTAGTTGCTACACGAACTGATGCTTTAACATCTAATCCAGTTGCAGTCGCATCAACATATGCCTTAGTAGCAATTGTTGTAGTATCAACTGTTAATTCTCCTCCACCTGAAAGTGATAGACCTGAACCAACGCTTAGAATTCCTGCATTGGAGCCTTGAGTTCCTTGAGCACCGACAGTTCCTTGGGCTCCAGTAGTTCCTTGTGAACCAACAGTTCCCTGAGTACCAACAGTACCTTGTGTACCATCAGTTCCTTGAGTTCCTTGTGAACCTACTGTACCCTGAACGCCTGTCTCTCCTTGAGTACCTTGCGCTCCAAGCGTTCCTTGAACTCCTTGAGTTCCTTGTGCGCCAACAGTACCTTGAGTACCATTAGTTCCTTGAGTTCCTTGGGCACCAACAGTACCTTGAGCTCCTTCAGTTCCTTGAGTTCCTTGAGTACCAAATGTTCCTTGAACACCCTGGGCTCCAAGAGTACCTTGTGTTCCTTGAGCTCCTACATCACCAGTACGAGCAAAGGTTAATAGAATTGGATCAGAGTTCGATAAAGAACCAGCGCCAGATAAATAAGTAATATCTAAATCAAAGAACCCTGTGTCATCAACCATTGAGTTAATTGCATACATCGCAAATACTGCAGGGTTATCCTTCTTTGAGATCTTTACGTGACCCTTAATAGTAGATGTAGAGTCATCGATAGTTGCTAGATATGAAGCGATGTTTGTTGCATTTACATCTACATCATCAATTACAAGATGAGTAGCACTTGCTAGGGCTGCGTTAAATCTTACGTTTGAAGCACCTGGGTCTGACATTGTAGTTGATGTGCTGTATGCGTATTCAACAGTTACACCACCAAATGAACCTTCGGCTCCTTGTGCACCTACTGTACCATCCGTTCCTTGAGCACCAAGAGTGCCTTGGGTTCCTTGAGCACCAAGAGTGCCTTGGGTTCCTTGAGCACCAACAGTTCCCTGTGTGCCCTGAGAGCCAACAGTTCCCTGTGTGCCTTGAGAACCAACAGATCCTTGAACTCCCTGTGTACCATCTGTACCCTGAGTTCCTTGAGAACCTACTGTACCTTGAGAACCAACTGCTCCCTGTGAACCTACTGTACCTTGAGCACCAAGAGTTCCTTGTGTGCCTTGAGTTCCTTCAGTTCCTTGAACGCCTTGAGCTCCAATAGAACCTTGAGCTCCTTGTGCGCCAACATCACCTGTACGAGCAAAGGTAAATAGTACTGCTTCTCCGTCGGTAAATGTTCCATTACCAGATACGTAAGCAACGTCTACGTCAAACCAATTTGGTGCTGAGTCTGTAAGACCAGAAATTGTGTATAGTGCAAAGACAGATGAATCAAACTTCTTGGATACTTTTACGTGACCCTTGATAGTTGATGTTGAGTCATCAATTGTTTGTAAAAAGTTAGAAATGTCGTAGTTGCCATCGGATGGATTATCATCCAGTGCAATGTGTGTAACTAAAGTTAAATTTGCATTATTTAGACGAGCATTATTATCGCCTGGGTCTGACATTGTTGTGCTATTAGAGTAATTGTATCCAACTGTAATGCCGCCAAATGAACCTTCGGCACCTTGTGTACCCTGAATTCCACCAAGACCTTGTACGCCCTCTGTACCTTGAGTACCTTGAGCTCCTAATGTACCTTGTGTACCTTGTGACCCAACAGTTCCCTGTGTGCCCTGTGAACCAACTGTACCTTGTACTCCGTTAGAACCATCTAAGCCTTGAGCACCAGCAGTTCCCTGAGAACCAACTGTACCTTGTGAACCTACTGTACCTTGTGAACCAACTGTACCTTGTGTTCCGTTAGAGCCATCTAAGCCTTGAGCACCATCAGTTCCCTGAGAACCAACAGTTCCTTGTGAACCGACTGCACCTTGTGCGCCTACTGTACCTTGTGCGCCTACTGCACCTTGTGCGCCTACTGTACCTTGTGCGCCAAGAGTGCCTTGTGTACCTTGTGCGCCTGTGCTAGTGTTAATCCATGCACTACCGTTCCATGAACGTAAATACCCAAGTACTGTATCAAAATAAATTTGGCCCACAACTGGAGACGATGGTGCTGTTGATAGATTTTGAATTCTAGCATTTTGCAACTCATTCTTATTGAGGTCAATCCCTACTACATATTTTCTTGCCATTTTTTTTATCTCCTTATGACAGGTAAGCTGTCCCTCCGAATGGTTGAGCCATCGTAAGTGTTATTTGGTTAATACTATTATAGTCTATTCCTGTTTCTAATATATTTCCTGCGCTATCCTTAATTGTTACATTAGGATAGAAACCTAAATTGTGTGCTATTACCTTTGAATAAACATCATCTACTGGACCTGTTACTGATCCAACTTCCCATGTTACATAATATGCATAAGTTCCAGCAGCTGCTGCGCCCAAAGTAACTGTTACTGCGCCAGACCATGTTATATCAGATGGCTTTGGGCCATAAAATATCTTTGATACCGTATCGTAGTAATAATCATTTTGTAGCCCAAGGTTATTTGCTGGTACCCCAGAACCATTTAATATTGTTTTTCCTCTTGGACCTTGTGGGCCAGGAACTGTTACTGTAACTTGATTCTTAGAAGATATCGATGTTACTAAATCTACCATTATATTGTCACCGACCTTGATAATGTCATAAATCCTTCAAGTATCTTTACCTTGTTAAGATTAGAATCTGTAAGCATGATATCGTATGAGGATTTTGGGAAAAACAATTTATTTGTTTGGGTAGGTGTTATGCTAATTGTTAACTGGCCATTGGTAGGATCAATCGTTATTCCACCACTTGGTGATGTTAGTGTAAATGCTAATTTGCTTCCGCCTTTTGTATCACGAACCTGCATTTTAGCTGATGCACCAGTAAGATCTATGGCATCGCCATCTGGATCTTTGTAATCAACGATAAATGAGAAAGTAGCATTTTGATCTACTTCCCAATTCTTTTGTCCTGCCATTTGCTAGTACTCCTAAATAGGAAAACTCCTATGCTTATTTTAGCATAGGAGCAATCCTAATCGTATATTAAATTGTTGTAATTACTTGGCTGACTTAAAGCCAAATTCTTTGTTGCTTGGGCTAAGAGCCTTCAAAATTACTGGAGCAATGGCGGCAACGCCGCCCATTAACAAATCCTTTGGATTCGTATTTCCAGTCATGTACAAAGCAATTGCTGCTGAAAGAAATGCTCGTGCATATGTTCCTAGCGCTGCTAAAATTTCCTCTGTCATTGTAACCTTTCCGTCCTTGTTTAGATCTCTGTTCATTTGATCATCTCCAATTTTGGGCGTTGTGCCCAGAATTTTGAGGGTATCTCCCCCAATACTATTATTCTACCACTAAGCTGAAATATCTACAATCTCGCAGTTTCCGTCAGAAGTACAGGCTAGCGCTTGTGTTCCGCTGGTTCCGTCCTCTGTTTCATAGAAAGATAAATCTTCCCAACGAATGCTGTTGGGCATTTTTGCCAACAAATCCAGATACTCTTCTTTTGTTACTTCTTGATAAGGTGCTTGCTTATATGAATGATCTGAATGCGGCAAGAATGAAATACCAGAAACTTCGTCAAAGTGCTTATATACCCACGCACCAACTTCCATCCATTCATCTTCTTTTACAGATACGGTAATTGATGGCTTATGCTCACACCATGCTCGCTGATATACCAGCCATGTATTTAAATGATCTAATGCGGTTAAATCATTTCTTACAATTGCACCTTCTGGTGCTTTTACTGGAAATGAAAATACATATGTATCGTTTGGCTTCATTACATCATCTTCTACTGGAATTCCAACTTCTTTTAAGAATGTTGAAATAGGATCTTTCTTGTCCCCACGAACTGTTCTAATGTAATAATCAGAATGCCATGGATGCATCCCTGAAGATACACCAACAAGCTGTGATACAGTGCCAGAAGGTTTTACGCATGTAATTGCTGCAGACTCTTGAATTCCAATGTTATTTGCCTCAACTCTATTAACATCTCTTGCCCATTCACGAAGATGGACCAAGGTCTTTTCTAGCTTTACCAAATCTTCTTTACCAGAAAAAAACTTGTGTCCAAATTGTCCTGTTAATGAAACTCCTAGTAAACGCTCTTCTTCTGTATTGTCTTTCCAAATTTTGCGTAAGTACTTAAAGTCAGTTAATGTTGATTGCCATGTCCCAAGAATTGTTGCCAGGCGGACTTTATTTGAAACATCTTCAACTGTGTCTTTTTCACGTAATACGACTTCTGAAAGATTGCAAAACTGATAAGGACGTAAAATAATCTCGGAACATGGGTTTGTTCCGTAATGTATTTCTGGATCTCTGCGTCCATACTTTGCCGCTTGCTTTTGCGCTGCTGCCACATTATAAATTCCACGTTCGCCTGACTTTGAATCATATAAAGATTTCCATTCTGCAATAAATTGCTCCATCTCTGGCTTGCGTGAATAAGCAACAGAGTTATTTGATAGGGCACGTTGTGAGTTATTTTCCCACCAATTACCCGACTTGGCTTGAGCCATTTCAATATCATTAATGTTTGAAAGAGAAATCATTGCTGAGCGTCTGACTCCACCAACAACAACAATCTCACCAATTTTACACATCATGTCATGGGCTTCTATTGGCTTAAACTGTCTACCTGCAGCTGACTTAAACTTTGCAATTGTAAAATCAAATAAGTTGATAAGTGGCTGTGGTCCAGATGATCGACCACCCATTGTCTTAAGTCTTGCGCCTGCAGGACGCAACTTGCTAACGTCAATTGCTGGAACTTGTCCAGACCATAGCAATGCAAGAAGTTCACGATATGCTTTTGCCCAGCCTTGCTTTGAATCTTCTACAGTAATAACAGTTGTAGACTTTTCAAATGTTTCGGGGACTGAAGGAAGCTTATTAACATACTTATACTCAACAGAGAATCCTACTCCAGTTCCACACATAAGAATATACATAGTCTCGTCAAATGATCTTGGTGAATCAACTGGAACAAATGAACAGTTGTATCCTGCAACATGATCTCTATCTAATGCAGCTCCTGCAGTCATTACTGATCGCATTGATGGCATAACATCTCTATTAAATACAGCTGTCTTAAGTTCTTCAACTATCTTTTTGTTTGGAGAATATTTATGTTCTTTCTCAAGGTGTGCAAGCATAAAATCAAAATATCGATCTACTGTCTCTCCCCATGTCTCTCTGCGATTTTCTTCAGGCATCCATCTTGCATAGCGAGATAAAGCAATAAAGTTTTCATATGGGTTTTCAATAGTTCTGGACATTTTTTAGTGACACCTTTTCTTCCGCCTAACGGATTAATAATTTTTAATGAGGTCTAAGTGTATCAAACTTTGTTTTAGCGGGGAAGAGGTTATGAAAACTTTTTAAAAACATGTTCAAAAGCTTTATTAGTCAACCGATCCCAATTATATTCTTCATGTATCTTAGTCGACTGAGCAAAGTAGTAGCCTGCATAAGCATTAAAGTTAATTGAAACGTCTCTTATAAGTTCAAGTAGATGTTTATACTCTGGTTCAAAAACTTTACCATTATGAAATGGCCATGGAGAATCTATCATTTCAGATTTTAATCTTAATGGACCTAAAAATTTATCATAATGTGCCCAACTTTCTGTACAAATGACGGGCATGCCAGTAGCTAAAGCTTGTAATGGAATAAATCCAAATCCTTCTCCATAACTAGGATAAATTAAAACATCATGATCATGATATAGCTTTACTAATTCTTCATCTGACATTGATTCTGTAATTACTGTAATATTATTATAAAGTTCATTTGGAAGACCAATAATATTTTTCTCTATGTAGTTATTATATATACGTGTAGTACTAGGTCCATATGATTTTATTGTTAAAGAATAAAAAGGATTGTTTCCAAACATTGAGGTGAATGCATCTACTACCATCTGCCCGCCTTTTCTAGGCGCTGGTTCTCCTACATGTAAAAATTTTATTGGTCTTCCATGTTCTAAATTTCTTTTTTTGGGTCTCCATATTGGATCAATTCCATGTGGATAAACCTTTACGTCTTTAATTCCATTTGATTCAAAAACTTCTTTGCACCAATTAGAGGTTGTCCAAACTTCATCACAATGATCTAAATATTCAAACCATTCTTTTGGAACAACAGTAGATTCCCATGGTGTATAACTAATTTGATATTGATTTCTATGAAGCTTATAGTAAACAGGCTGAGAAAAATTTAATTGTACTTTTGCTTTACCGTCTTGAAAAGGTACATTATGCCCTAATCTTTTTAACGAATTTATTATTTGTGAACCAGCATGACCATAGCCATTTGATGTTTTTAGATTGATTACAGGTGTAGAAAATGAAATATCCATAATATCTTTCTGGTCAACTGACTTGACAGTAACTTACTGACAATGTTAAGATTATAGTTCGTTATCTCTAAAGGAGGAAATGCCAATGGAGAATATAAAGCAAAGGCTGAGCGATTTTGCTCACAGTACGACTGTAATAGTAATGATAACATTATTCCTATTTACAAACAACACTGTGATCCCCGCTCAAGCTTTAAAAGTACAACCAAAGACAGAAGTACAACTTAAGCAAGAAACCTTAGAGAAGTACAGCAATACTGTTTACAAGCCTTCGGAAAAGCTTTCAGACATTGAATTGAAAGAACTACTGGCAGCAGTAGGTTTTGAAGGAAAAGCCCTTAGAACGGCTTGGGCCATTGCAAAGACGGAGTCCAGTGGACGCCCTCTAGCTTATAATGGTAACAGGAAAACTGGAGACAGTTCCTATGGAATTTTTCAGATCAACATGTTGGGAAACCTAGGTGTTGCTCGTAAAGAAAAATTTGACCTGAGATCAAATATTCTATTATTTGACCCAGTAATAAACGCAGAGATAACGTATTATATGACCAATGGCGGAACTAATTGGTCGGCTTGGAAGGGTTTAACCCAAAGAGCTAAGGAATTTTATTTAAAGTTCCCAACTACTCAGAAGTAGGAGAAAATGCGTAGGATACAGCAAGTATCTCAATACATAGCACTTTCTGAAGAAGGCCTTGTTCCTAGACTGGTTTGCCCACTAGATCAAGGCTTTCTTCTTCCTAACCAATCAATAGATGATGAAGTATACTTATACTGCCTATCCTGTG